GTATATATGCTGCGGAAGATTCTGATCCTGTAATGGTTTCACCAGCAGAAAATTGACCTGTATTCAAAGCTACTCTCAATAGTCTTGGTGGATTTGTGGTACTAATTCCAACACCTCTAACAACCTCAAATTCTCTAACAACCGCAGTAGTTCCTGAAAGTGATCCAGTAACTGTTTCATTGTATATGAATGTTCCACCCACACTTACTGTATTTGCAGGAGAAATATTTACATTAGGTGTTTGAGTGTACCCAAATCCTGCATTAACTATTTGTAGGGAAACTTCACCATTAGTTACTACTGCCCTCGCAGTAGCTGTTTGTCCTGCACCTGGTGCTGCTGGATTTGGAATCGTAACAGTAGGGGAAAAATAATATCCAGACCCACTTTGATTCATTGTTAATGTTTTAATTGCACCATCAGAAACTAATGCAGTTGCAGCAGCTCCTAATCCACCTCCACCTGAAATAGTTACAGTTGGTGGATTAGATTGAGTATATCCAGATCCACCGTCTGTAATCACTATCGATTCAACAGATGTCACACCACCGACAGAAGTTGTTATTGCTACTGCAGTTGCTGTAAAACCACTTGTTGGAGGAGAAATTAGCACTGATGGTGCAGAAGTATAAGAATATCCATCTTCATTAAGAATAATTTTACTAACAACTCCATTGTCAATAGATGCTGAAGCTGTTGCATCTGTAGTAAGTATTGGTGATAAATTTAAAGTCGTAATATATCCCTCATCTTTAATTACTTTATCAACAACATCCACCGAGGTATCAATGAGTTCATTTTCATATTCATAAAGTTCACATTGAAGTTCGAAAACATAATTTTTTCCAAGTTGATAAAATGGTTTTTCAAATTCTACTCTTTTGATTTCAAATAATCGTTTTCCTAATGGAAAAAAAATTAAATCTCCTTCGGAAGGTTTTTTTGTTAATACGGGTTTAAATCCACTTAGCGTATTATCGGTGAGACCCTTATTTAATCCTTCCAAAAATGGACTTATAAAATTTTCAAATCTTTCCTTTGATATTATAAGATTTATTTCATTTTTTAATCTTAAACCAAATTTTGTCATGATATCACTTCCAGGAGTGTATCCTTCATAGTTATCTAAGTATGCTTCAATTAAAAAACTATCATCAAATTTAGAAGTTTGTGCTTCCTTTAGAATATTATCAAGATTTGAAATTTTTCTGGGAAGATAATATACATCAATTCCATAAATTTTCAATTGCTCATTAATTAAATCTTGTATTAAAAATTGCTCCGAAGGAGAACCTTGTAAGAAAAAAGGATTCAATGCCATAATTATCCTATAAAATCTAAAGGTGGAAGTTCATAATCTTGAACCATTCTCTGCTTAATTTCTTCCAATTCTCTAACTGCATCATCATAAATTTGCCTTCCATTTAGTTCAATTCCACCTGGAAGTCGTACACCATTAAATTTAATCAGATTTTGTCCCCACTGCTTTTTAATTAATGCAGTTAGATATAACTTTACAAAACTGTCATTATATACTTGCGTAAAGCTATCTGGGTCTAATGCCCGATAACAATCAATCACAAGATACGTATCTTTAGATTGTGCTCCCCAATCTAAATCAAGATAAAGTCTATCTTGCCTTTTATTAAATCTAATTTGCTTATCAGTGGTCAATAAAAAATTAATGTCTTCTAAGTATGACTTAACCATAGAATATTGAAGTAAGTCAACTGAATTGAAAAAATACAAATCATTCAAAAACAATTGGTATTTTATACTAAACATTCCTCCAGAAATAGTGCTGACATCAAATTTGAATATTTTTTCTATACCTATAACAGAATCTGGAACTTGAATATAGTTTGAGTTTTCATAAAAATTAAATGTGGTTGCTGTTCCCACTATTGATGATGTTGCAGAGGTAGTAACAATTCCCACTCCACCTTCTGCACCTGCTTTTCCTCTATCAATATCTTCTTGAGAAATTTTATATTTCAAATACATTCTTTCTACACCATCAAAATGCCTTTCATTAAAATATTGAATAGCATCATCAACTAAATCATCAATCTGATCATCATCGACATTAATTTCTAAGACTGGTGCTCCCAATCTTCTCAAACAGTAATCAATTAACCCTTGTCGCGTACTTGGTTTGGCCACTAGTTTTCTCCTCCATTTACACTACTTGTCCAAACCGGAGTCTTAATTATTAGGGAATCTGGACTAAACATTAAAAGTTTTTTTGTATTTGTATTATCAATTTTTACGTCAATTACCTCTTCAGTAATAACTTTCGATTTTAAATAAATCATTATCTAGTTACCCCTCCCTTTACTAATACACTTCCTTCCACAACTTTAGATACTGATGAAGAAACATTATTAACTAATTTTACGTCATAAACGTATCTACCTGCTTTTAAATTTGAAGTTATGGTAGAATCCAAAGATACTTTTATTTTTCCATTTGAAGCATCACCAAAAACGGCAGCATTCATGCTAGTCGATGTGGAACTAGTATAAGTTTTTCTTATTTGTGCAGATACAGTTTGATTGGTTAAATTTAATGGTGATGATGTATTAATGTCTTCCAATTCAAATATAGCATCAAAATCGAAACCTTGATGAACGACTAAATTTGATACAAAAATTGCCATTATTTTAAATTTTAACTGCAATTATATTTGTATTTATATTTGATTGTGATTAACTATTTTTATTCAAAAATTCCCTTAATAAAATTTTTATCTCCTCAATATCTTTTTTTATGTTATTCAATTCCTCTTTTTTTGCCCTTTCAATATTTAAGGAATTTACATATTGGTTATATGTGGTGCTATCGCAATTTACAATAGCACCTGTTTTTTCATCTCTATATAAATTTGTGTGTCCCTCAACTCTTATCATCTTAAAGCAATACACCTGATATCATTTAATTTTACAGACTTTGCTTGATTTGTACTGGAAAAAACTATTTTTATTGCAAATCCAGTGAATAAGTCTAGATTTTCTGCAGTGAATTCATATTCTAAAAATTCACTTTGTACGCTAGAATTAACTTTTACATCAGGGAGTCCACTATTTTTTCCACTATCAATAACATTCAGTCCATCAGACGTTTGTACAAGGTTAGTATAACCGGGGAATAAATTAAATGATTGTTCGACTCCACTAGAATCTGGTTTTACCAATTTGTATAATACTCTAAAATCAGTTCCAACAGGTTTTTCAGCAGATAATATTACTTTAAGTGATGTTGCAGGATTTTTTAAACTAATCAATTTTGAATAATAAACTGAAGTATGTGGATCATCTATTATGGAATTAACTCTGGGATCTTTTGCATAGTCTAATATTGGATTATTTAATCTATAGGAGTAAAATTCTGTAAATGCTCGATCTAAATTCAGTATTGGTGATAAATTAGTATCAGAAGTTTCAAATTTTATAGCAGTTGTAAATGACTTTTTATTTGGTAAATTAGTCAAGTACTCATTTTGATTTTCTTCAGAACATACTAGTCTCACTGAATTTAAAGAATTCAGAGAATTTAACTGAACATTTTCAAATCCTTGATCGTTAAATGATGCTTCAACACCATCAGAACTTGTTCCTGTCGTAGTTCTTATTTGAGCACTTACAGAAGTCGAAGAACTTGGAGTAATTATATCATAGTGCGGTACAACTGCACCAAAACATATATTTCTAGATGCTTTCATGTTAGATCCACCCAAAGATCTTGTATCATTGAATGATAGTTGTGGGTAATTATTAAAAGAACCATCCAATGCTCTATCATTACCATATGTAGAATCTCTAGAAAATTCTACATAATAACTATCCATTTCTATTGGCTCAGATATATCTGAAATAATTTTATTTAATCTTCTAAGAGAAACTCCGGCAATTTCATATTTTTCAACAACAGATTTATTATCATGAGATATAATTTTAGTAGAATCAATTCCTCTTCCATTAGGAGCTATTGTGAGTTGTCCATTTCCTACAGAACTATATGCAATAATTTCATCCTCAATTTTTGCATACCCAAAGTAATTTTCACTAACAGGAACACCCTCAAAGTTAACAAATACTGAGGTATTTGCGATACTTACAGTACCAGTCTCATTGAATTGTAAGGAATTAGTTAGCACTGTAGGTGTTTCACTAGATCCTATGTCATTTAATGATAATTTATTGGTGTTTGAGTACATTCCATGATTAAAATGATTAACTTTAATATAATTTCCAGAATTAACTCCACCATCAGAAACAGAATCTATTATATTTGCAGATGTCGATACAATAGATCCACTATCATTAAAATAACTTATTCCTGTACCAACGGCAAATTCATGTCCGGAACCTTGAGCACCAAATTCTCCTTGTACATTTGTAACATAAATTGTATCCAATCCCGTGATATTATTAATTGTTATTCTAGATCCATTTCCAGTTTGAGATGATGTTGAAGATGTTACAATACCAACTACATCGCCAATTTGATATCCATTACCGGCATTTCCTGTGAAATGGCCGATACTTGATATACCTCCGGAAGAATTTGTGGTAATATTTAATTTTAAATTGACACCCTTTCCTGAGATTGTAAAAGTATCAACAGTTTCTGTTACTGATTTTGGATAATTTTCACCAGAGCTAGTTAATTCTACACTAGAAACAGAACTTCCACTTCCAACTACAATAGCACTTCCACCGTTTCCATTAACACCAGATAATTTTCTTCCAGGAGAAAGATTATCAATTAAAACAGAACTAGTAGTTGTAGAAATAGAAAGTCTACCACTTTTTGGTAAAACTGTAATTGAATTATTTTTCAATTTGGAAACATATGAATTTCCTTCACTTAATTGTGGGTTATAAAAGTAAGCAGTTCCCGAAGTTTTATTATATTTTGCTTTGTATAGTTTAAATTTCAAATCTTGATATTGATTTGGAGTCCAATTCGCACCATTTTGATTTTTATATAAAAGACCAATTCCAACTTGCTTGGAGTATCTAATTGTATCTACATCAGGTAAATTTTTAGTTTCAATCGTTTGCTGTCCCATCACTGCTGTCCAGAGACTATATTGATCAGATCTGTCAGATGTTATCACTATTGCATATTCTTTTCCTGGTGCTAAGAATATTGGTTCTGGGAATTTAATATTAGTTCCAACTTGTCCAGTTGAAGATGTTTTAATATTGATTTTTTCAGTGCCGTCTTCATTAATTGTTCTTGGTTTTAAAATGGCAGGCTTTCCTATGACTGTTCTCGTAGGAATTCCGTATTCTGTAGATCTTATTTCTACAGATATTTCCTCATTACCATTATCAATTGAAGAAAAATATAAATCTAGTGATGTTAAAACTGCACCATTAATATCAGAATTTGTTCCTATATTAGATGGTAATCCCAAATTATTTCCAACAGTAAATGTCTGTGCTAATGGATCTGTATTTGAAATCATAACTGATGTTAAGTCAGATTCTCCTTGAATAGAATCTTTTATACTTTCAGTTTTTGTTTTTTTCAGTGATTCGTATTTTATCTGAGTTTCTTCTGAAGTATAATTAATTTCTGCTCTAGAATCTGGAATATTTTCTATAGTTGGTAATCCAGTAGACGTAGTTCCTTCAGAGTCTGAAGAAAGTGTAGATGCAGTGAAATTAGATTTACTACTTGTTAATCTGAATGTTTTGGTTCCAGTGTTAATTCTAACTGATGGTTTTGGTGTAGAGAATGGATTTTCTACAAAGAAAGATCCAATTAAATCACCATAATTATCAGAAATTAACCTAACATTTTTAACGTAAGAACTAGCAGCACTTGATTGTCCAACAAGTTTCATTCCTTTTTGAATATATCCATAATATAAACCTTGACGTAAATCTGCAAGAGATCCAGTATCTACGTTTAGGACTTTGGATGTTGGTCCATAGTTAGATGTTAATCTTAAATTTTTATTATATGGATTAATAATGTATTTTTCTGTAGGATTATCGAAACGACCAGACTTATGATTTTGATTGCATACTCTAAACCTTATGCGTTCTGTTCCATCAACATATCCAATTACAGTTTCTCCAACTTTGAAAGATCCATTAGAACCTTCAGTAGATAGTGTAGAATTTGTTGCTATCTCTATCAGTTTTGGAATTACCTTGACATTAGAATTTCCATCTAAAAATTGATAAAATCTAGTATTTGATTTTAAATTAAATGCTTTGAATTCTACATTTCTAGATCTAATGTAAGAACCAGAAATTTTGTTTACATTAGAATTATCTATGGTAGTGCTTACTAAGTCAGACTCATTATTAAATTTATCATCTTTTTGTGTTTTTGTATAATAAATGTTATCTTCAACAGTCTTAAACCACATGTCACTAGGTGGATTTAATATAACTCTTCCATTGTAAGAAGATATTCCAAAAGAGTTTACTTTTTCTGATTTTGTTGCGAATGGTTGCTCAATCCAATCTTTTTCGGAATATGCTAATGTTAAAGATTTTCCAGTTTTTTGAATCGAAGGATCTTGTAAAATGAAGTTCTCACTTAAATCTAAATCATTTATTGATACATTATCTTTAGAAACAACTAAAGAATCTAAAGAATCTCTAGCAATTTTCGGTAAAAGATTTTTGGATTGTTCATTTACAACTACAGACGATAAAAAATTATCAATTCTAGAATAGTCCGAAAAATCATCAACAAAAAATCCAGTTTTAAATCTATCTTTTCCTTCAGAGTCTTTTATTTGTAAAGATTGAACATTTGATTCCAGTAAAGATAAACTAGTAACCTCTTCTAAAACTTCTACACGATTTTCTATGAGATTAATATCTCTCATAGTGTAACGTTTATTGTCTATTAAAACAATTTCAGCATCTTCAGGGTCATACAAATATGCTGGTAAGTTTATTGTTGCCAACTCCAACATATCAGTTCTAGTTTTTGGAGACTCTGGATTTTTTGAAGAAATTCCTTTGTCTATAACAAATGTTCCATCAACATTTAGATATACTTTATCAGTTCTAGGAAGATAGAAATTTTGAGAAAGAGTTGAACTTTCTCCGGCGGTTAATAATCTTGATGGGTTGGAGTTAAATGCATCAGTTCTACTGGAAAAATCAAAAGGAGATTTATTAGTTGTAACTCCAACATCAAAAACTTGTACTCTAGGTCTAAAATCTAATGTATCTGTTGCTCTGATATTACCAGAAATTAAAGGTATGTCATTAGTATAATTCTCTTCTGGGTAACTAGCAACAGTAAATACATCTCCAGTTTCATTTGCAGGGACAGAATAATGATCAAAAACAATCATTAGTCTCCTAGATGGTTCAGAAATATTTTTATTTCTAACTATTTTTGAGTAATCATAATATTGTTCTTTTTGACCTCTATTTAATTTGAAGGATGAGGATATATCATTATAATTTCCATTTATTAGAGATTCTAAAGTACTATTAATATTTGATTCTTCAAATTTTACAGTTTCTCCAATTTCAAATCTTTGATTATTCAAATAAACAATACCTAAAGTATCTGTTGCTGCAGATGGAGTGGTTGATGTATTTGTCACTACCCTAGCAATGGCACCACTATTTGTTCCTATAATATTTTCTCCAATAATTGCATTACTACTAACATTCGAAGATGTTGTAAATTGAAGTCTATCTAAAACAGGATCAAATTCATCAAAAGATTCATATACACAAATTACTTTAGAAACATCTGGATAATTTAGACATATTTCTTCATCTTGAACTCTCAATCCATAGTAATTATTAAATGTCAATCCATCATTTTTTGATTGATTTGCATTTAAACCAGACTCTTTAAATTTTGATCTATTTACAAATAAAACTCTACTTCTGTCGTATGATTTTACTTTACTTTGAATATTATTCTTAAGTATAGTAACATTAACCACAGTATCATTAAAAGATAATGAATTATCTAATCCCTTTAAAGTTAAATTACTTCCAGATATCGAAACAGAATCCTCAGTGATTCTAGCTATCTCTCCGTTTGAATATCCTACAGAATATCTTTCTTCATCAAATGCTGACCAAGTTATTCCAGTAAGATTAGATAAATCTGCAGAAGTATTTAATTGAATATCATTATCCAATGATACATTTTTACCAACTATTTGTTCTGTTAAAAATATATTTGATGATGATAAATTTAAAGATGATGTATTTTTTTCTGGTAATGGAGAATATAATTTTCCAGATCCCTTTATCGTTGCCTGCCCAATAAATCCTGTGACTTGAGAATTTGTAATTTCGGATCCAGAAATAAATAATCCTGGAGATGCTGGAAGTCCACCATCAAATACTCCTGACACAGTTGTTATACCAGTAACTTCAAATGAAAGTCTATCTTTACTTACAGATATTACTCTATTGTAAGTTTCAAGACTTTTAGAGCCTCTCTGATATCTGATAATATTATCTGTTTTTATTCCGACAAATGTTCTTCCATTTGCAGTTACTGTAGAAATTCCAGAATCTGAAGGTGAAATTGAAATTTCGGTTATTCCACCACTAAAAAATACTCTATCAAGAACTATATCTGCAATAAAATTATTAGAAGCTGGACTAAATGGAGCTATTTGCTTTACTGATTTTATTTCCTCAATACCATAACTTTGAATTTCTTCGACTGATCTGGAAGATTCTATACCATTTACAATTAAAGACTCACCCTTTACAAAAGTTCCTGATGTTTGTCTTAAAAATATTGTTTTCGACGCAGAAGAATTTTCTACCAAAAATCCAGTAGCACCTGATGTTGATCCCTTAATAATAAAAGATTCTAAGTATTGATTTGGTGCTAAATCAGCATTAAGAATTAGTTTTGTGTATGTTTGAATATCATATAATCTTAAATCCCAGTTTGTTGCAGCATCTTTATATGCAGAATCTTTTAGATTAAATGAATATACTCTAGCTTCTCCGATTTTAGTGCCAGATCCGCCAAACTGGGAGTGTAAATTGATAGTAGTTCTAATTTTTGCTAATCCAGTAACGTTATTAACCGTTAATAAATCTCCAATTTCAAAAGAAATTCCTACGTCAGGTAAATTTTCAGTGTCTCTTGGTTTTTTTAAATCTACTACTTCTGTTGATATTTTTTCGACATCATAACCCTTAACGTATGCTTTTCCTG